TCAAACCCTTACTAATCATAGGTTTTAAAGAGTTTCATTTTTTCACTTTATGCTTAACTCATTATGTGAAAGTAATATCTAAAAAAATTAAATGACAAAGTTCCGTAGTGCGTCATCAAGCTCTGCTTGCTCTATCCCTATGTATCTCAGGGTGATTGCAGGCGATGAGTGATTGAACATTTTCTGCAATGTTCCTACGTCCTTTGTCTTGTTGTAATATTTATAGCCGAACGTCTTGCGCATTGTGTGTGTGCCAACATTATCAATGCCTAGTTCTTCAGCTGCTTCATGTATGATTTGATAGGCTCGCTCACGAGTGATTGCTTTATTCTGACCTTGCCTACTCTTGAATAAGAAATGATGAAATGGTTTGTCCTCGACATATCTCCTCATTTCTTTCTTGAGCTCTTTTGTCATCCGTCTTGTTATCTGCTTGCCAGTCTTCCGTTCTCTCAGTTTGATGTGCCAACCTTGAACATCTTTAACTTTCAAGGTAAGTATATCTCCGACTCGCAAGCCAGTATTCAGGCCTGTAATGAATAGCATATAATACATCTCATTCCACTCTTTGAGATAATCTTTCATTGCCTGAATGTCGTCATTATCTTTTATCGGTGATACAAATTCCATGTTCTACCTCCTTTCTGCAAAACAAAAAGCCAGCATTTGCTGACTCTTGACGATACTTCTGTTGGACAACTTTTTGACTAGAATTAAGGATGACTCCTCAAGTGTGATGTGTGTTTTTGTTTCAGAAGTTCATGCTATCATAATAGACCTTTTTTCGTGAGACTTCAAGATGTCTTTTGTCTCAATCTTATTTACAACTCACCTTTCAGTATAGCGTACTGTTCTAAGATAATTCTTCTACGTCGATAGATTGTAGCTTTGCTCATGAATTTCTGTTCTGCTATTTCTTCCCATCTCAGTTGAGGATATCTCCAGCGCAGATTAAAGATTTCCTTATCTTCATCAACTAGATTGATCAAGAGTTTGTTGATAATCCCTTTGAACCCTTCAAGGAATTTTAAGGTTGGATCATCCGCTATTCTGATTGCGATGGTTTCGGTAGGTTTGCTTATTCCTACGCTAGGCCCACTCTGAGCATCTGGATTTCGAGTTTCTAGTTCTAGCCTTCTCAAATCTATTGTACGTTGAACGTTTTGAAATTTGAAAAGTTCTCTGTCTAATGTTTTGAGGTCTTCGTCGCTTAATTTCTTCAATTCCTACCCCCTCGATATCTTCGTGACTGCTTCCACTTGATAATCTTACCTTCGTTATTATTGTTAAAATAATCTGGCAATGTTGCTGTTGGACTCTCTTTATAAACAACTTTCTCAACGACCTGGACTCCAGGCATCATTTCATCATCTATCCACCCAACAAGCCACGCAGGGTTTACATCATAGGTTTTAGCAATCATTTCAATTTGCTTAATGGACGGATATCCACCTCGCTCATACAAATGGATTGTATTTTGTGAAACACCTGTCTCTTTCGCCATCTGTCCTACAGATAGACATAGATCCTCTCTAAGTTCTTTCAGTCTTAGCTGCATCTTGCTCTCCACTTTCTAGTATTAGCTTTTATGAATGTAGCCTGCTCTTGCATCTGCTTCCATTCATAATCCATGATGATTTCAAGTTGATTGGTACATAGACCTTTTAAGAAATCATTTTGAGCTTCTAGCTTCTCAATATCCTTATAGGCCCTTTCATACAGTTCATCTTCCAGAAATATAATGCGCTCTGCCTTTGCTTCCTGAATGATGATGTAAATTGGTTTCTTGTACTTTGTCATTACAATATTACCTCATCTCCAATTTTTAGAGATTCATAGTTTGTTTTAGTAACTACGAATATTCCGTAATTTTGTACTGTGATAGTGTACATGTCGCCAATCTTCTCCTTTTGTAAGACTCTGCCTTTGATTTCAGCGCCTTGATTATCTGCCTTGTAGATGAGCATCGGGCGCTTTTCTTCTAGTTTTTTAATGTGGATACTCTGCCAAATATTTAGTCCAGCAGATAGTAGAATCCAGATAGCTATAAATCGTTTCATTCTGTGACCTCTCTCCCATCTCTTACTTTTTGCAAATAATATTTATATATTTCATTGTAGGCATGTTCATTTACTAACTTTTCAAGTGCTTTATTGACCACTTCTGATATGCTTCCATATCCACCATATTCTTTGATGGCTTCGACATGGTCATACATATCTTTGGTAAGCGTTGTTTGTACCTTTCTAGCCATCACTCCACCTTCTTTTCTCTCATAAATTTTGGCATGTTGCCAGAGTATTCCTCGTAAAACCAATACTTTCTACAACATTCATCGTAATCATAAGTTTTTTTAATTTTTAATTTTTGTTTGAGCGTTTTCTTATATTGTTTCGGACATGGAATGGAAAAGCTTTCATCATGGACAGAAAACCAAGCTACAAAATATCGTTCAGAATATTTGTAATGTTTTCTTTTTTGTCTAAGATTCATCACTCAACCTCCTCAAAATAACTATGAAATTTACTTAAATTGACAACAGCGACCTCTTCGACAAAATGTTTTTCAATGTCAAAGTCTGGGTCGTCTTTACTAAACTCTTTCTTAATGGCTTTTTCAGCTAGCGAAGGTAAAGCGAATATACTTGCTCCGTTTTTTAAGGCAAGCGGATTTCCATGTTGATTCACTATTCGATATCCTATATCAAACGGTCTGATTTCCCTTGGGACTTTTATGCATTTACTTTGATTCTTCATTCCTTCTTCAAGCGTTTGTATCATCCCTCAACCTCCTAGATTACTAAATGGAACTTCCCACTGATAATCATCATATTCATAACAAACGTTTTTGATAATTTCACCTTTGGAAATTTCAATTTCCTGCGTGAATTCCATGCCACACTCAAACGTAAAAATTTTAATATCAACATCAAATTCACTTGAAACCTCTTGATAATTTTCTGGAATAGCACTCCACGCTTGCTTGAAATTATCCAATTCGACAATACAAAATTCTTCTTCAAGCCAAACTTCTATTTGTTTTTGTTCAATAAACGCTCGTCTTGTTCCATTAATGTAAAAATATGGAGCTGTGTTATTGAATTTAAGCAGAGTGCCGTCCCATTTATCTTCTAGCGTCACAGTGTCGTTTAATAGCATTTGTTTTAATGCTGATGCAATATTTTCGCTTTTTCCTCTTAATTTAAGAGATCCTTCGGCCCAATTTGGCATTATTCTTTCACTTCCTCTTTAACATTTGATTTTCTTAGAATGGTAATTTGTCATCTGTGATGTCCATTGGACTTGCAAAGCTTGGTGGCATCTGTTCCGTCATGCTGTTTTGATTTGCAGTGTTGTCACGTTTTTCCAGAACTTGGAAATTTTCTGCGACAACTTCAGTCACATATATGCGTTGTCCTTGCTGGTTCTCATAATTTCTTGTTTGGATTCGTCCAACAATTCCCACAAGCATTCCTTTTCTCGTCCAATTGCAGAAACGCTCTGCTTGTTCTCGCCACATCACACAGTTGATAAAATCTGCATCATACTCATCATTTGCATTCTTGAAATTGCGATTGCATGCAATGTTGAATTGAGCGGTCGCAATGTTGCTAGGTGTGTAGCGTAGTTCTGCATCTCTGGTCAATCGACCAATAAGAGTCACATTATTAATCATTATTATCCTCCGACATTATTCATTTCAGCAGCTTCCTTGAGCGCTTCTGCCTTCTTGCGTTCCTGCATCTGATATTCTTGATTTAATTTATTCAAGATTGTATCTTGTGCAGTGTTTTGTTCAGCTAATCTCTGGATGCTCAATTCATGTTCCTGAATCGTCCATTCCATATCTTTGATCTTATTTTCTTGATCTACTAATCTAGAATTGAGATTGATAGCAACGACTAATGAAATAGCTGCCAATGAGATCAAGTTGATGATCAGCCAATTGATTTTACTTTTCATCTTCAATTGCCCTTTCTAGTCTGAATTGACCAGCTTCTCTTCCTCGTTCATTCAAGTGTATATAATACTTGAGAAGTGAGACATCTTTTCCTGTGATCTTGCTCAATTCTTTCAGTGGAGCTGTACAGATGTATTTGCCTTGATCAAAGAATCTATAATCTGTCAATTCTTCTGGATCTCCCATCAATGTCTTCTCATCAATGTTGAAGAATTTGCATAATTCTTGGACATGAGCTGGTTTTATATTTTTGTTTGTGATCCATTGCTGAATTGTGTTCTGATTTCTATTCAATTTTCTTGAGAGTTCTTTGCGTGTCAATCCTTTACCAAGAATCAGCAATTGCAGTTGTTGACGGAAGTGATCCATCTGATTTCTTGTGTAATCTCTCATGCTGTCACTCCTGTTCATGACTATTCTTCAAGTCCTCAATAAGCCATTCAAGATATTTCTTAGCCTTATCCAAATCTTCAAGCCCGTTCTTCTTCTGGAATCTACATAGATACTTGATAGCATTTCCCCAATAAAATCCCTGAACCCCTTTCAGGTTTCCTGCAAAGTTCCGGATGACATCAATGGATTCCAGACCATATTCACCACAGTAATGATTTGGCTTATTTACTGAATCATTCATCTCTTCTAAAATCTGTTCAAATGACCGTTCTTTCTTTTTAGTCTTTCCTCCTTGATCCAAATTCCGTCAACCAATTTCCCTTTGCGGTCCTTGATTTCTTCATAGGCTTTGTTTAAACACTCTACAAAATCATAGTTGAGCATTTGAGAGATTCGCATCAACTCATGCACTACACTTTTGAGTTGGTAGCCTTGACGGTTGAAATAAGATGCCAGAGCCTGATCCATCATCAATACAAAGTAATCTTCTGTTTTTGCAGCCTCTGAGAAAATGAATTTCTCTTGTTCTGGGAAGATTTCTTTTGTGTTGATTCCAAGTTGAAGAGTCAACCCAATCAATACAACAGTGATGTCTCCAATACTGTCTTTGGTCACTTCTTCATCTTTTTCAGCAATTCCTCTTGATAGCTCCCCAATTTCTTCATAGAGCTTCAGGAATTGTTTATTGGGTTCCTGAGTGTGTAAGTTGCGATCATAGAACCATTTTTGAACTTTTGAAATTAGATCCTTTAGTTTGTTGTTTTCCATTCGTTAATACCTCCGACTTTCCATTGTTTCAGGAAATTTAAAAATGTGTTTGCTTGCTCCTTTGAATATTCTGTCAGCAAGTGCTTGATTGTAGATTGTTTTGATGTCATTACTTGACAAGTTAGTGTTGAAGAATGTTGTTTGACGATTGTCCAAGATTTTAAACAGCACTCGCTGTCTCCAGTCATTCGCTTCTTTGAGATTGGCGCTCATGCTACTTTCTTTCCCCAAATCGTCCAAGAAGAGAAAGTCAACTTTGCTGAGTAGATCCACAGCGTAGTTCTCTGTGAAGTCTCCTCGACCATTGAAGCTTTCTTCAATCTTATTGAAGAGAGCTGATGTTGAGATGAAGATCACACTTTTTGGATTCTCACATTCTTTTGATTGCTCATTCAATGCTTTTGCTAATCCAATAGACAGATGACTCTTTCCGATGCCAGGCGGTCCACTTAGAATCACATTCCCTGTTTCAAATTTCAGATAATCCCTCAGCATCCGTTTCATGAAGTTCAGGGCTTGCTCATTAGTTGAATTGTCTGCTGTATAATTCTCTAATGTCTTATCACTCAACTCTTGGGAATAGATGCTTTCTCTTTCAAATACTTTATAAGTGTGAGACAAGAGGGCTTTGATTTTTGCTTCCTGTCTCAAGAGAGATTCCATCTTCAGGATTTCTTCTTTTTCGCATTCAGGACAGATCTCAATGATCTGTTCTGATCCACTGATCTTCACTTTTGCATGCTGGATTTGACAACCATGCTTTTTACAAGATGTAATTTCTTCATTCATTAGAATCCCAACCTTTCATCTTGTTTCTGAACGTTTGGCTGTTTAGGCATTTGCTGATTGCGGTATTTTTCAAATTTACTAGCATTGAAGAGTGTATCTGGTGTTAAGTATTTAGACATCTTTGTGTTGTCCTTCCATTCGTTTGTCTTAACATCAATCACATATTTGAAGTCTTCAATTGTGTAGTTCTCACTTAATCTTCCATTGATCAGCCTTTGAGTTGACTTGCTAGTTGATTTGAAATGTGAACCGGTTTTTTCATTTAGATATTTGATAATTTCTTCATAGACATCTGGTTGGGGCTTTTGCCCCTTATCTATTTCTATATCTTTATCTTCTTTTAGTATTTCTTCAGACATCTCTTTGCCCCCTTAGCATAATAACTGTATAGTCTTATGCCAAGAATTTCAATTCATTTCATCCTTTGATTTCAGAAATTTTTATATAAGAATCTATTCTGCATCTACAATAATTGTCTCAAACTTTAACGCTGGCATACATTCCCTCAAATCACGTTCGATACGACGTAGTGCTTCTACTCTATCTTCAACTGGCGTATTTCCATTTCCTTGGATAATGAAGATAGCATTTTTGGTAGTATCATCAAACTTATAGTTTTCGCCATCTCTAACACCCATCCAAGCTAAGATACCTTGACTATCTCGATAGAGATAATCTGTCTCAGCCACATGCTTTGGTGTTGAGCAGATTGGCAAGAATGTATCCTCCTTTTGGCTCACTGTAAATTCTAGTGGTTCTTGAATCTTATCTAGGTCATGTCCACCAATTGCTAGGAAAGATTTTAAAGTTTCAACATTATAAATATCTACAATGCTGTTGATGTGAGGCATTGATCCTCTATGCTGGATATTGC